CAACTTGTGCTGATAAGTTTTTATTTGTTGCGTTTAATTTTGTTTGAAGATTTGTTAAGGCTGAAGATACCTTATTGAGATCTACAATAAGATTTGAAAAGTCGGACGTGGCGACTATTCGTGTTACTATTTGTTCTTCAGCCATTTATTATAGTTTACCCCTTAGAGTATCCTAAACCTGCTCCTATTCCGAACCCAGCCTCTAAAGCAAACTGACCTTGAAGTGACACTATATCATCTCCTTTTGCATTTATTCCTAGGGCCTTTCTTCGTATATCATCAAATGTAGGACCTTCTGTTTGTTCTTCTTCATTTAAGTTAACACCTTGAAGTGATGCTAAGAATCTTCTTTTTTCATCTTCAGTTTTTTGCATTGCCTTAAATGTTTGTATTAACTCTGGCATTGAAAGATTTTCTTCTAGTTCTTCGTAGTTTTTCCAATTACCTAAAAGAAAAACCTCTCCTAATAATGCGGCTAAATCGAGTTCTGCCCAGCCAGAACCGCTGCCGCTAGAAGGTTTGGGTCGTCAAGTTTAATTCCACCACATACTTCTAGAATGCGATTAATGGTTGGCATATCTAGTGCATCTTCTAATTTATCTCTATCTGCTACCAATTCTGGTACTTGTGATTTAATTGCAATACCACATGCTGTAGTTAGAATTGTTAATGTTTCATCTTCTGTTTTTGAGTTTTCAGTTTTCTTTATTTCAAGCATGAACTCTCTTAGGGCTTTAATTGTTAAAGGCTTTAACTTAATTTTAGAGCCATTTTGTAGTTCAATTTCTTCTACATCGTATACTGTTGTAGCCAATTTATCCTCCTCGGATTTGTCTTAATTATTATAACATAATGGCATTATCACTACAAATAGAAAAGCCCCCAAATTAATGGGGGCCTCTACAATTTAAATTAATTAAATTTATGCTACCAATACACGGTCAATAATCTTGCCGTATTCTGAGCCAGAGTAGTTAGCATCTGGAAGAAGACGGAATGTTACTGGGAATGTGGTTGGAGTTGTACGTGCAAGTGAGAATTGTGACTGTTGTACAGACAAAACTCGACGTGCATAGTATACACGCTCAGATGCAGTTGAATTTGCGGTTGGAGCTAATCCTACTGCAATAAGTTGACGCTCTGTTGGAGATTCTCCAAGAGCACCTGCAACTAAACCTAATGTATCTTTCTTAGATGTTCCAGTTCCTGTTGTTGAAATTGATGATGCCTGTTGTCCGAATACTGCTACGATGTTTTCTAGAGTACCTTCTGACATTTCTGTTGCGATCATAACTTCCATTGCAGACTTGAACAGCTTAGCTGTATCAAGCAACTGATCTACAGTTACTGAATCGTATGTTGGATTATAAGTAATTTGAAGACCGTTGTTAGTAAAACCAACGTTACGATATCCAAACTTACCTGCTTCCTGATCTACTGCATTAAGTGTATCTGTGTAAGATACGCCTGTTGCAAAAGCTGGGACACCAACTGTTCCAGCACTTGAAGCAATTGCTACACCTGCTTCTGCGTTTGCGATGTAATCTGAGTCGTTTACGTCAATTGTTGACAAGAACAACGGAGATGCACCAACGAGAATATTTTTAGCATTACCTACGGATTGTGCCATAGTATTTGTTACCTCCTGTGTTTTAAACTATATATATATATTTTAAAAACCAAAGCTGGCTAGGCTTCTTTCCTCATAGCCTATAATACGGCATATTAAGACCTAAAGCAATCTACTGGAATCTGCCGTTTAAATCTGTTATTCTTGAATATTTAGCCTCTATAATTACATCGGTAGACAAAAATCCTTGTAGTTCCTCTGAAGGCTCTGTCGGAGATATGTCTGCTATAAATATACTATGGAATTTAAATTTATCGTTCAATGACCCAGATCTATTGATATCTCTAGCCGAATCGTCCATCCTTCTAAATACATCTGTCATGAAGTTTCTAATTTCATTTATTTCAGATATGTCTGTTGAATATATGGTAAATAAAATTTGCTCACAACATATCAGCCAGTTGTCTTCATAAGACATTCCTATTTTATCGTAAATGATATGCTTTTTTCCGCTCAAAAATTGATTCATTTCTGCTGCTTGTTGAACAGGTATTATTGGAACAATTGTGCTTCCGACATTATCGCTATAATAGTCGTCCTCATCAAATATATTAGCGTCTACTAGTTCAGACCATAAAAACTTTCTAATTTCTAGCATTGCATCTAATTTATAATTTACTGTCATAATACTACTCCTCCAAATGATGATTCTACTGCAGCGTCCGCCATTGACCTAATTGTATTTGGAGAAAATGAATATTGAATTTTTTTAATAGAGGCTGGTATTTTAAGAGCCTTCATTGACTCTGAATTAAATAGATTTTTAAATCCAGATCTTTTAATAGAATTATTTACTAATTCACTACTAAAGAATCTAGAATATTGTAATTTAAATTGATTTTTAACACCAGGTCCTCCAGGCCTCTGAACGGTCACAGAAGCGTTTTTAGGCATGTATACTGTAATACCATTAGATTCAAATACTAGCCTCTGAGAATGGCGTGGAGCAATTTTAAGAGGCATTCCAGCTTCCATCACAGATGCTTTATTTGCAAATACATGTCTACGTCTACCTTGTGGTGCTGGGACCATGGATGTAGATGCTTTAAATTGATAATCTATTTTAAATGAAATTCCTTCAGAATCCATAAATGTTAATTTAAATAATCTAGCATTTTTATTACCAAATTTTTTCCATTCATAAACATGATGTAGGGATCTTGGTTTTGCTCTTGCTTGAGAGTCTATATATTCTCCAAAATCTTTATCTATTTGAGTAAATATAATTTTTTTAAATGCTGATTTAAATTTTTTGCTATTGCTTAATTTAGCCACTACATTTGCTTGATAATATAATGCTGCTGAGATTTGAGCAATATTGCTATCCTGTATATCCCCTTTAGGATTTTTATTATACATTAATCTCTCAAGTCCAGATGCTGCCTGCAGTAGCATTACGTTAGATTCCAATTTGTTGATTCTCCGATCTCTTTAAAGTGGAGTTAAATGCAACGACATATCCAAATGGATCGGTTACTGGTGTAGTTCCCATTACCTCGAATACGGTAGGCGTCTCTGTTGGATAATCTATTTCTACCCAAATAATATTTTCATCTGCATCTCTAATATTAGTAATTTTTTCTCTAGCAGTAAGCTTTTCAGATGTTCTTACTTGAATTATTTGTTCGTTAGTATATTTATTATTAAATATTTGCTTATCGCCAGATCTGGTAGTAGCAGAGTTTGTTATAACTCCTTTAGCATGACAATTTATGGTTTTATAATAATTCCACTCTTTGACTATTGCACCAGTATCTTCATTTTGTTTATCAAATTGTTTATATATATCCATTTTCATGGATAGCACAGCTTCCATGAGATCGTACATTAGATAAGCACCATATTTGATAAAACATAAGCAGATAATAATTTATCAGAATAAGCGCATCCAGTTCCACTGTATACAGCATCATTATACTCAAAGTCCCAATCAAATGTTGAAACACTCTTCAAATATCTATCTGCCCACATTCTGTCTTTTCCAAAATAGTGTCCAATTAATTGAATTGTTGCTTGTTCAACTTCATCTGGTACTGTGTCCCATCCATATTTTCCAACAACTCTATATCTGACACCTTTTCTAAAAGCTTGTCCAGTATACAAATCATTAATTGATGGAGGAATCATTCCGTTTGCCACATATACAGTATTATCAACAAGTTCTGTTCTATCTAATCTAATTCCAAATCCAGTTTCTGAAATTACTGGAGTATACCCCCAATTATTAACTGGTGGTGTGGATAAATTATCTACTAAAAGAATATCATCTGCATATATTTGATATATTTCATTTATTTTATATGGCAATGGCAATACGTCAGAATTATTACCATAAATTATCTCTTCATCATTATATAAATAAAATGATTGTCCAGTATAATCTTCTATAATTTTACGAGCATATTTTTCTGCCATTGACAACTCGTGATAAGTTTTATATTTTGGATCAGAAGGATCTGTTCCTAATTCTAAATCATCTATAACTTCAGCAAAACTACAGTATGGAGTAACTACATCTAGATATGTTGAATGCTCTCCATTTAATCCGCCAATATTATAAAGCCATACAATTTTAAATTTTCTATTTCTATTTGTGTAATATCTTGATAATGATATTTGATATGTTCCATTATCATTTTCTACTTTATCTGCATCCATAGTAGAAATTATGGCTTCTGGATCAATTGGCGGATCTATAGAAATATCATTTGTTATGTCATAAATTTCAGCTGTAACTTCGTCGTTATCAGCATTAACTATTTCGTTATTCCAAAATATTTTAGTTTTTACTGGAGTAACTGTATCTTTATATATCTCTGCCATTTTAAAGGCTTAAATTAGTTATAGAAGTCTTGTGCTTCCTTTGGTGTGGCTAATCTAAAACCTTCCTCCTTATCAAAAATTGCTTGAGCTTGATCTTCTGACATTGCTACAAATGGATGTTCCTGTGTAAAAGTATATCCCATAGTATCGTATCTAAAGTTTGCTCTTTCCATTCTAACCAAGACTGAATCTTTATCTTGATTTTTCTTTGGATCAAATTTAGGTAATACTTCAATTTCTTCTGATGCTTGTGCTACATCTTTAATTGTTTTTTCATATATTGCCCATGTGACACCCTCTTCAGCTAAAGCTGCGATAATATCATTTTTACTTTTTATTGATTCTATATCTACGCCAAAGTCTTCGGCTACTTTTTTAATTTCAGCTAATTTTAATGTCTCAAATGACATATATTCTCCTTAGTCTAAGTTATTTAATTATAGCATTACTAAATTTAAATGAAAAGCCCCCAAAATTAATTGGGGGCCTTCAATTGGTTAATTCTTAATTAAGAAGCAACCTTAACGTTCTTTACAACTACCCAAGCGTCTGCTTGCTCGATTTGAACACCAACACGAGTATACATTGTGTACTCAATGGAGTCCTTACGTGGCCAGAAGAATCGGTAAACAGTTACATCACGCTTGATACCAATAACTACGTTATTTGGGAATGTCAAGTGGACGTCTCCGTGTGAACCAGATGTTCCTGAGTATGTACCAGTTTGTGTTTCTGGTAGTAATGGAACTTCAACAATTGGAATACCAAATGCGTATGGAGCTACATATCCAGCTGGGCCAGATACAGGAGCTACCTCACCACGGATAATGCCAGAAGCAATATCTTGTGGGTTAACATTTTGAATATTCTGTGAAGTATTGTATAGATAATCTTGAATCAAGTTTGAACCTGACAAGAAGCGAAGATCTGTACGGCGTTGCTTATACTTACGTGGAAGCGCCTTTAGAGCATCATTGAATACTGCACGAGAGATTGTATCTCCGCCTGCATCTACAACGTGTCCGTTTGCCTTTGCGATCTTTACTACACCATCAAATGCCTTATATAGAGCATCAGATGACAAAGCTGTATTTCCGTTAAGAATTACATCTTCAATATCATTACCTGCTTGTGTTGCCATCAAGCGGGCAATGTGATCTTCTAGATCTGGACCTTCAATATTGTCTTCTAGAGACTCAGTTGAAAGTTCCCAATCTAGACGTAGTTTCTTTGTTGAAAGAGAAATCTTTGAGAATGTAACAGCTGCGTTTTCTGCAGTGTTGTCAGCCTCAGTTGCAAGTTTCATAAGCTTTTCGCCTACGCCCATGCGATCAATTTCAGTTGTATCAGCCTTCATGCGAACTGTACGGGCGACTTTACCAATTACGGTTGCGTCGAACATATAGTCGAGGAAACGTGCTGATTGTTCTGGATTTAGAAGACCACCGTTGCCATTTTCAGACCCAGTGTGGATTCCTTCTCCACCAGTTGTTGAAGCAAATGTACCAGTTACTGTTGTATCACTAGCAACTGCTTTTTCTAATAGTTCATTGCTCATTATTTTTATTTCACCTACCCTTTATTTAAATAGTTCGTTTACGGAACCGAGGAAAGAACCGTTCCATTTTGATTTTTGGATTTTTACTTCCTGAGACCCGCCAAGGTCAGAGGACTTCTTTATTGCAGTCTCTGATTCTACTGCATCGACACGCTTTTGTACGCCATCAATCGTGTTCTTGATATTCTCAACAGACTTGCTGAGTTCTGCGTGTTGCTCTGCCAACTCTGAGATTCGGCCTTCTACGCTCTTGCTAAAAGTTTCAACTGTATCTTTAAGAGTTGCTACTTGTGCTGCATTTGCTTCAGAAGCCTTGCTTAGAGTTTCTGAGAAAAAGCCCTTTAGATCACCCAACATTTTTGCAAAATCAGGTTCATCAACGACGACTTCTGAGACGTCTGCTGCTTTTTCAACGATTTCGGCAGAAGTATCTGCTACTACATCTTCTGTAACAGCTTTTTCAACTACTGCATCTACTGCAGGAGCTAAAACTTCTACTGGAGCAGTTTCTTCTACTGCTACTGTTTCTGTGTTTTCTGACACTTCATTACCTCCTTCTTCGTTTGCCTGTTTTGCAATTGTTTGTGTTTCAGGCAACGTTAATCTTGTCTTCTTGAATGAAGCAAGAATCTTTTCTATTTCTTTAGCTTTATTAACATCATTTGATTCTACCCAACCAATTAGTTCTGCTTCTTTGCCACTTACTGGGGATACAAATGTTGATTCTGTTGACATAAATACAGAATCACTCTCTTCACAATAAAAAATATTTTCTACTTTTGTTTCTGCTGCAATACCTTTAAACATAAGTTGTCCATTCATTTTTTGAATTGACAATATGTTACAAAGTTCATTTGCTGGAGAGTCTACTACTGACAGCTCCATCAATGAATAATCTTTGATAAATCTTACTGTTTGTCCTGTTGACTTATTTACTTCATTATCTGATTCGATAATCTTTCCGCCTATTGAAAATCCAGAAAGTGTTCCATCAAGAACTTTTTCCCAAGTATCTTGTGCACCCTTTGAAATATATGCATCTACAAATACTCCATGGTAAAATTCTCCGCTTTTTGGATCATAAAATGTTTCTGGTTTAAAAGAAACCATTTTACCAACAGCATTTGGTCCATGCATCTCACGAATATTGCCACGAAAATTCTCAAACGCTTTAAGCGATGCTTCTGCTGTAACTACATCACCAGTTTGATCTAGATTATCTAGTGTTGCAAAACCTGATACAGTTCTCTTCTCACGATTGACTTTTGTGAATGGAACTGATAAATTGATATTTTCGCCATTGCTGGACCAATAAGATTTTTCAATATTCATATGCTTAATTTTATCTTTCTATATATAAAAAGGCAAATAACTAGTTGCCTAATAATTAAGCGGTGGTACGACCTTCACCTTTTGGATTTCTAGCCTCCCCTGAAATATCTGGGGAATTTGCAGATCTCTCTTGAGTCCTATTTCTAGAATTTCCAGCTTGGGCTCTAATTTCTGATTGTTGCTGTGGTTTTAAAACAACAACCTCATCTCCGCCGTCCATTGGAATCATACCTTTTCTAATTCTAACCTCATTAGGGGTAATAACCTGCATACGCAAATATCTTTCATCAATTTTAGACTGAGTATCCTCATCAGTTAGAGTTAATTCATTGAATTTAAGAATTACAGCATCTGTTTTTTCTGCAATAATTCTATTTAATTTTTTCTCTAAAATATCTTGTGCAGGACGACATACCTGCTCCTTAAACATTTTATCAGCATCTCTAGCAGAAGCTAAACTTACTCCTTCTGGAACTCCAATTTTATTAATTGGAACTCTATGGGCTAATAATATTTCATCTCTATTTGATTTACGATATACATTAAATGAAGATTCTTGAGCATTTGCTTCAATTGGTTCCATTTTAAATTCAACTTTAGAATCTGCTGTATCTGCTGGTAGTGGCACATATAATGATCTGTGATTTTTACCTTTTAGTCCTACCTGGAAAAATTCAAGAAGCTTACGTTCTGATTCTGGTGATAACTTGGTACCCTTTACAGTAATAATATAACGAGGTACTGCTTTGTTTTCAAAATAATCTAAATTGTATTTACCAGCAAACTCATTTCCTGCCATAGCATTTTGTGATGCAATAATATCTGGAATGCCATAATAGTTATTCATCGGTGTGTATTTCTTTAAATGAATAATTTCATTTGGACGATCTTCTTGCCCTGCGATTGGATTAGGTGTTTCCTGATCTCCAAAGTTTCTAAAGAATACTGCCTTACCGTAAAGCAATTGAATAAAGCCATCACGAAGTCTACGAACACGCATAGTTTTTGCAGGAATGTGTCCTATATATCCAATATTACCAGCGCTTGTTCTACCAATTTCAATATATCCATTTCCAGTGGCTTCAAGATCAGTATATGCTTTTATCAAAGTTTCTGTGAAAGTTTCTTCTTCGTTTGTTTCCTCTAGCCAATTATCTAGATCTTGTCTTAGTTTATTTAATTTACGACGAGCTCTTTCTAATTGTTTTGGATCTTCAATATTATCTAATGCATCATTTGCCTTTTTAGTTTCAACAAATGTATATCCTAATCCAACAATATTTGCAACCTTTGCATTAATTGCAGCATAGTTATATGGAGATATTTCATAAATTTTAGATAAATATTCTAAGTTATAAACTGGTTGTACTAGGTCGAACATGGCATAGCCAGTTACAGCCTGTTGCAATAAATTTTGTTGAGTTCCAGTTTTTTCTTGTCCGATAAAACGTTTTGAAAATTCTCTAGACATTTTACGTCTAAAAGCTGGACTAAGTCCGTGTACTTTTTTTAATGAGTCTTCATCAATATTAAATGGATCATTGTCTATTGTAACTTCTTTATTATTAAACTTAAACCAATCTGCTGAATTTGATATACTTACTTCTTGAGATAGATTATTTTCTTCATCAATAAATTCCATTACGGTTTTCCTCCATTTTTCAATGAATCCTTATAAACACCAATATCTAGTGGATCTGGTGTAAGTCCCCATTCAAGTCTTTGTTTTTGATATTCAAATTCTTCATCATCTATTTTACGTCTACCAGATAAAAATTTAGGTTTTCCTTCATATATTCCATATGATCTTACTTCTCTAGCAAGTGCATCGATTCTAGAACGGTTTCCCTTTTTAGATGAAATAGAAAGAAAATTTCCATCATCATCGCC